ATCACAAGCCCGATAGCTTTCGCAAGGCGGCTGAAGGCGTCGGTCGATTTATTCGTGTGGTCTTCCAACTGGTCCAGCGCGGCGCTCGCTCTCGCGAGCTCTTCGCGGGCCTCTTGAATGGAGGCGGTGTCGATAGCCCGTCCGGACGCGTCCTGCATAGCCTCGAAGCTGTTAAGCACGATATTCATCGCCTTATTGATACTCTTGAGCGGGCCAGTCATGCCGTCCGTAAGTACGAGCTGCGACTTGATAAGGGCCATAGGCCTCCTCCTTTCCGGGAGTAGGCGCCGAGGCTTGACCCGGCTTTACCTCAGCGCTTTTTCCCGTGTTTTGCTTTGGCCGCTTCTTTCTTCTCCTGCTCGACCTTTATATCAATAGCAGCGATA